CTTCACGCTCATTAACATTCACATCTCCATGAACAATTGCTACTTCGCGATCAGTATCATTAAACATTTCGTGTAGCACCTTTCCATGTTTTTCAACATACTGAAATAGTACTAGAGTGTTACCTGTTAAAGATTGGGCAAGATTCTTAATGAAGCGATTACGCTTATTATTAGAGACTAGAAAATCCATCTCTTCTTGGTATAAATTATTCTTACGCACCTTCTTGGTTTGCTCGTCATACTTCAGTAGTATACACTTGATATTTAGGTTTGCTACTCTTTGTGTGTCCATCAACTGTTTAGTTGTGGTAACTTTGTATACTGGACCAAACAATCCCTCAAGCACAAGACGATGTACCTGTGTGTTATCTAGTGTGCCAGTTGTACCAAATCTATATGGAATATTTGTCATCTTTTCCATAACAGTAGCAAGAGACTTGGCTTTAAATTGGTGCGCTTCATCTCCGAACACAACTTGAAACTTATCAAACCATGCACGTGGTTGTTTATAAATTGATTGCCATGTGGTGATTAACACATCAGCAGTAATATCTTTAGTGAAACCAGAGTAGAGTTTTTGACATGCCTTGTCGACTGGCCAACCATTCTCATGTGAATAGTCAACGAAGTCAGTGTACATCTGTTCAACTAATGATGTTGTTGGGACAATCAGAATACACTTATTACCTTCACTAACATAGTGACGCATGAGTGTATAAATGATGAGCGATTTGCCTGAGGCAGTTGGTGATAGTAGTAGTTGTCTGTTGTTGTTTAAACAGTTGCGAATAGCATCTACTTGATAATCTCGAATCTCAATCGGTTCGCCTCGAGCAGTGAGATCAAGAGCATGGGCATACTCTGATACTTGTTCATGTGTGTATTGTCCAGCTGGCACTGGTTTATAACTGTTTCCTGCCACCTCGACATATTTGTATTCATTCCTTTTCGCAAACTCTTCAACATAGTTTTTGAGTCCAGCGTATAAAGTTTTTCTATGTAGGTCGTAGAGTCTAATCTTTCCATCCCATATCCTCGCCTTGTAAGCTGGCATGAACTTTGCGCCAGGAACATCGAAAGTAAAAAAGTTACTTAATTCTTGCTCTATGTTTGGTTCCGAAAATACACGGATGTTAACACTATCTACCTGTTCAACAAATAATTTCATTACATCCCTACTAAAAATTCTTTCCACTGAATGCCGTTTCTGATTTGCCAGTCACGTTGCTTGATAGCACCCATAACTGATTCAAGAAACATAACAACAGTGTTTAGATATTCAACTTTCTGTTCCATCTGAACGAGATCGGTATCACCCTGTAAAAATTCGTCCATCTCATTCTTGAGTGGCTTGACACCTTGCCACTGAACCCAACCAAGATCTTCTAACTCTTGTCTTGATAGTTCGCCACGATAGTGTCGAAATTTATTCTTACGCAGTGTGTTGTACTCGCCTTTCAGTTTAGTCAACTTCAGTTTATAACTGACAAGATACTGAATGTACTCTGCGTGTAAATTGGGAGTGTAGGTTGATGCCTCACCAAGATGATCATCATCGATAGAGCAGTCATCTTCCCACTTCTTCATCAATTGCTCAAGATTCATAACAACTCCAATAAAATTAGTTTTCGAATTCGTAATAATTATATTTGAATGTGGCATTACCAATCAAATAATTCACATCGGTTTCAATACCTGTGAAAGTCAAGCTCTCAAGAGATACTGGGAATAAGCTCTTGAACGTAACTATTTTACTCTCAGTGTTATTATTTGTCAAAATAAAAAGCGAAGCATCTGACATCATTCGAGTTAGTTCGCTTTGACCTTGTACTACAGTGTCTTGTGCTAAAAAAGATGTATATTGTGAGTCTCTTACTGGTGATCCCAAACCAATCATCCAATTATTGATTGCTTTGTAATTTTCCATTGTCTCATCCACTAGGAATTGGATTGACAGCTCTCCGAATTCCAACTTTTCACCAGGAAGTGGAATGTCTGATAGATGGGTGCTATAATTTGCAACACCCAATGTGATGCTTGGCAAATTCACTGTTTGACAATAGAATTGCATCTTTGGAAGTTTTGTGATGAGCAACCTGAATCCTGATGGTGCTAGAGGATTCATGTTTGCTGGTATTTTAGTAGCCCACTGTGCTGGGATATTTGCCATACTTTCTCCTTAATGACTACTATTTATTCTTTCTTGACATATATTCTGCAGACTTGTATAATAGCAGTGTCGGGTTTGATGTGAGTAATAGTAAACTACAAATGAAAAGAGGGGACCGAAGTCCCCTCGTAAATACTGATCTTACGTCAGCTTCATCAATTACATAATATTCTGAACACGAACGCGACGGTAGTACACGTTGTTATTAGAACCGATTGATGTTGCTAAAGTTGATCCAGTTGCATATGGGTTAGCAGCCATGCCGTAGCGTGTCTTGAAACCAATCTTAGGTTGGAAAGTATTTGGATCTACAGCACGAACCATTTGCAATGGAACGTATGGGCAATAGAATACACCAGCGTCGAATGCTGAAGAACCCTTATAACCTACAACATAGAATTGATCATTAGCACCACCATTAGATGCATATGGATCAATGTAAACACGGTAACGACCATTCAACACACCAGCGAAGGTATTGCCTGCGTCATCGACATTTAGGTTTGTAGACAATGCTGGAGCATAGTCAAGTACACCTGCCATTGCCAATGCAGAAGCTACATCGCTTGAGCAAAGAATGAAGTTCCCTTTACCACGACGTGTCTCTTGTGCAATTGCATTAGCATCACGTTCGATTTGGAACAATAGACCTTTGAATTTCTCAACTGACCAACGACCATTAGCATCAGTGTCCAAGTCGAACACACCAGCTGTAGTAACTGTACCAGATGCTGCACCAGTTTTAGCTGTGTAGTAAATTGTACGGATAACTTCGCGATTGATCTCAGCAAGAATTTCTGTTGAAAGAATATTGCTTAATTCGCTTTCAGCGTCAAGACCATGAACTGATTTCAAGTCTTGTGCTAATTCGATTGAGTACTCAGCCTTCAAAGCACGTGACTTTGCAGTAACGCTGGTCTTCTCGATTGAGAAAGCCATTTCATTGAAAGTTGTAGAACCTGGACCTGGATCAGAAGCAGGAGCAGCACCAGTTGAAGAAGCAGAGTAGCCACCTTCAGCTTGAGCAGTAGTCATACCACCTGGATTGTTAACTGTATTGAACCAGTTAGAACCAGAGATTGCTGTTTGATTTACGTTAGTACCTAAGTCGCCACCTGAGAACTCAGAGTTGGCTTCGTTGTAGAATGCCTCTGTACCACCTTGTGAACCATAACGTGACTTCATCGCGAAGATTAAGCCAGTTGGACCAGTCATTGGTTGAACACCGCAAATGTCATAAGCGATCATTTGTGGAGCAGCACGACGTACCAAGTTGATCAAGATTGGATCATACTTAGCAACACCACCTGTGTCTGGGTTTGTTGACGAACCATTGTAGTTTGCGTTTGTTGGAACAGTTTCAAACAATGCTGAACGCTCTTCACGTAACGCTTTTTCTTGGTTCTCTAAAAGAACTGCAGTAACTTCTTTACGGTACTGGTCTTTGATTTCTGGGAGAGCATCGTGCTCAAGCACTGGTGCCCATTTTTTAACGAGATCTTCTCTTAACATCATAGTTGTTTCTCCTGAAAGGGATGTTTATTTTTTTAATTTAGCAATTGCTGATGCGTAATGAGCGATTGATTCGCTGATCATCTGCTCATCACCTGCTTCTACGGCAACAACTGTATCTTTTGCTACGATTGGTGCCTTGCTGAAATACGATTCACGAATAGTTTGCAGTTTCTTAGTATAAGAATCTACATCTTCGCAAACAATCTCAGAAGCAAGCGTAGTAAATTTCTCAACTTCAGTGTCGGTTAGACCATCACATAGTTGGGAAACAATACCACCACGTTGCATTTCTGCAATATGCTTACTCATTTCAATATTTGCATTCACGGATTCGTTCAGCTTGTCTTCTAATTCACCGACTTGTTCTTCAAGTGATCCTAGAACATCATACTTCTCTGCTGGGACATCGACGTAATGTTCTTCGAATACTCTCTTGATACCATCAATGAAAGATTCTGCTAGTTCTGATTTGATTCCGCTTTCGAGGGCAAGTTCATTCTGTTTCATCCACTGCTCGGTTATATAACCGAGGTATCCATCGACCTTTTCAACGAGTTCCTCTTTAATCTGCACAAACTCTTCTACAAGTTTAGCGTCATACTCTTCTTGAATCTTGACAAGTTCTGTCTTGATTCTTGTAACAACTGCAGCTTCAAAAATCGTAGCTGCTTTTGTTTTAAATTCTTCTGATAGTTCTTCGCCAGACACAAGTGCTGCTACGTCTTCTGATACGTCATAAGAAATTTCTTCTTTCTTCATACCAGCGATTTCAGATGCTTGTCCTGCGACACCACCTGAACCAGCTTTAGAGCCATCTTTGTTTGTTTTAACATCTGGTTTATCAGTTCCCTGATTACCTTTGTTATCTGGATTGTCGCCTTGACTTTGACCAGTACCTTTTGCTTTGATTGTTTCAGCAGCACCTTCTTCTAACTCTTCAACTTGATCAACAACAACCTCTCCAGATTGGTCTTGAGCATCTTGAAGTCTTTTAGATTCGGCTAGTAATTCTGCAATTTTCTTTTCAACTGACATTTATAGTCTCCTGTTTTTAGTAGGTTATGTCCGATTAGTTTCGTTAAATTCTATTTATAAATCTTAAAGTTTCTGTAAAAACTTCTTGAATTCAGCGAGAGATTGTTCGGCCAATCTCTTTGGGGGAGTGGCTCTGATTGCTCTTTGCACTTCCTCGATGTGTTTCTCCACGAATTTTCCATCAACATAAACCCACTCTGCGCTCTCCATGATTCCACGAACGAAGGCATCTGGTGCGCTTGGGTCGGCGACGATATCAGCTGCAGTTGATAACATGAAGTCATCCTGCACCACTTGTACGACCTCTTTATTCATTTTCAGCGAGCCTAATGCTCTACTAGAAACTCCAAGGTTTGCTCCACCATCTAATAGACCACGTGCAATACTACCCATTGGTGTTTCTAAAATCTTTGCTTTACCAACCCAATTCGTTCCTTCTTTACGAAGCGATGTGATCAAATGCGATACACGATCTAAATTGATTGATGGTGTATCAGGATGACCCAACTCCCCATATGCACGATTTCTTTCAACGTATTCTTTTATATAACGACCAACCTCTTTGTCCATGACACTCTCTTGGTACATGCGACCATTGCGGTTGGTAACTTCTGATTGAAGGAAAACACCTTCAATGAAATACTCTTTTTTCTTACCGAGCTTTTCTTCAACGATAAGATTTGTCTGTTCAAAAACTTCTCTAATTAGTTTCATAATTACGACCCCACTGCAGCAATGTTATCATTACCACCGAAAGAAGCTGCTTCAAACTTTGGTGAGTAGCCAGAAACTTTAGTGATTTCTATAAGAACCATACCTGCGCCACCATTGAATGTAACAACGATATCGTGTGTTGGTTGATCTGTTAGAACCCAATCAGATTCTTCAATAACATCACTTCCAAAAAATGTTGCAACATTAACGGAATTACGTGTTATGTGTACATGGTTTGCGCTGCTTGTTTTTACCTTACTGATGATTGCTGTTGGTGTACCACCAGATGTCAACGCATCACCTGAACCAACTAGATCGGTGGCTAGTGAAATTGTTGCAGTGTCTGATGCAGCTGTGCCAACAACACGAATCACTGCTCGATTATTGTTGACTCTTAGAACTGTTTTTGTGACTGCCATTTCTTATCCCTTATATTTGCCTTACTACTGAGAGAAAATTATTAACATTTTCTCTCATATAGTCTAGGATTTCTTCTTTATCGTTACTACTATTTAGCAATTCCGCAATTTTCTTTACAGTTTCTTCATTAATTGCTATCTGTTTATTATCATTTAATCTAAAATCTATCTTGTTTTCAACAAGATTAGCATTTCTATATGACAGTCTCATTTCCAGCAGCACTGGATCAATTGTAAAAGTTTTAGAGGAAGCAAGGTCTAAGTATGATTCGACTAATTTTGTTGTAATCTTTGTATTATAATGTTTCTTGATAATCCCTGCTATTCTTGTGTCAGAGATATCCTCGTATAATTTTATTCTTGTTTCATTTGCTGATTTTTGTAAGTCAACGTATTGTTTCACTTCCTCTAAATCATGTAACTTTGCTTCTACTAACATACCATCAACATAATAATTACCATCATCGTTTTCAACAATTTGATGGTCATAATGTGATGTTACGGCAACTACATTTCCGTACTTGCCTGTTTTGCTGTAAATCGATTTAACAAAATCATTTAAAGTCATTTACTATTTACTCTGGCGTCTCTTCAGCAGGAACTTGCAAGCTCATCACAACTGGTACTTCTTCAGATGTTTCTTGTGCCATTGACATTTGATCTTCTGGGAACTGACCATCGCCATGTTCACCATTACCAGTGTCAGTTGTTGAATTTTCTTCAGCTACAGCAACTGGATTGAAAAATGTATTTGCGATTGCTTGACGATAGTCTTGTAATCTATCAGCAATTCTATCAGACATAACATCATTGAATGTTTTTTCTGATTGTACTGGATTCTCGTCTACGATTGAATCTATTAGGTCACGAATTTGTTGTGTCATGTTGTTGCTCTCCTTATTATTTCTTATCAGAAGTAGGTGCTTCCTGAGTCTCAGGTGGAGCATTCTTCTGTAAATATATTTGTTGTGCTGTTTGTGTTACACCAGCAACTGTACCATCATGATCAGCTTTAAGATATTCATCATCTTTTTCTGTTTCGATAGCTGTTTCAATTTGTTTGATTTCATCTTCAGTTAAACGAAGAACTTTATCAAGCGCATATTCTTTAGAGAAATATTTACCAACAAATGGATCCATAAGTTGTAACATTCCCAAACGACCTGAAAGAATTTCATTCTCTTTCAGTTCAGCATAATAGTTGTCTTTGTTAAAGTCATAACGTATGTGGGAGTTAATCTCTTCCCACTCATCTTCACGAATTACACCTTTAAGGACAAGTTGTACACGAAGAATATCTGAAAACAATGAAGCAAATCTAGTACGAAGTCTTGAAATAAATTTACTGAATTTAATTTCATCACGTGAGATTTCCGCTGACTTGCCGATATTAAACATACCACCGCCATCTTGCGACATGCGAGTCATAGGAACATTTAACGATTGATATAACTTTTGTTTAAAATACTCAACGTCATCTAATTGGCCAAGATTACCACCACCTGGAAGTGTAGTAATTTCAGTACCCTTACCACCCTCACGACGAGGCATCCAGAAATCTTCAAGCATAGACATATGCTTGCGATCATCCTTAATTTCGCCAGTAGTAGCATCATATACAAGTTTGTTACGATACTTGTTCATGATATCACGGATATACTGTTCCGCTTTAATCTTTGGTAAGTTACCCACATCGATGTAGAATATTCTACGCTCAGGAGCACGACTTACACGATAAATCACAAGAGAATCTTCAATCATTTTTAACTGATTGACTGGTTTGATTGCTTTGTGTAGATGGCTTAGTACCATCTGTTTACCAATGTCAATAATACCAGAAGTGCAAGATACAACACTGTCGCCACTCAAACGAACTCCGTTTGCTGTGCTAGTAGTAATACCTTTTTCATTATAAACGTAATATTCTTCAACTGCCTTTACAATCTCGACACCTGTTTTCTTATCACGTTCTTTTTTTACTTCTTTAACTTTTCTAATCTTAGCTGCATCAATATAACGTAGTTCTTTAATACCTGCTTTTATATTTTTATCATCTAAGAGTAGTTGATAGTTGATTCTTCCATCAACATACCAGCTACGAAAAATCTCATGCCCTTTGATGTGAAATCCGAGCAATGATAAAACATTGTCGAATTCGTCATTTATTTTCTTCTTAATACCATCAGATACTTTTAGATCTTCAAGATTAAGTTGTACAATCTTTTCATTATCTTGAGCAACAATTGCTTCATTTACGATATCTTCAATTGCTGCGTCCACCTCAGTGAACCCAGCAATCTCTCGATATTTCTTTAGCAGATCGTTTTCGGTCGTGATTTGCGTGTCTGTATTGAGAGTCTGCGCATAATATCCTGCCTGACTCGCAATTAACGTAGAACCATCATCGATCGGTGGGGCTACCACCGATTCGAGTTCTTGATCCTTTTTCCTTTTGATCTCAAAACCAAAAAAGTCCATACTATCTCCACAGAAACATTAAAAAAATATTTAGTTAATACCAGGAATACGTACTGGAAGCGGTAGATTTCCTATTGGTGTATTTACTGTAACGCCAACGCCAAATGCGCCATTGCCAGCAGTAGATTGAGAAGTCCAGTAATTGTATACTAATGTTACTGTAAATTCTTCAACTTGGTTATTTGTATCAAAATTCAATTCAATAGCACTAACTTCAGTAGGATATGCGTCAATGAATTTGTATTCTTTAACAGCATTACCATTTCTATCTAGTTGATACACTTGCATGTCAACTTGATACTGATTAGGAATGATATTTCCTGTATTAGTAGCATTGTTGTTGATTGAGTTCATCCATGCTTCGAATGCATTGCGTAAAGCAAAGTCATTGTCGTTAAGGATAGTGATTGTCCATGGAGCAAAGGTACGCTCACCAGCTAAGTTCACTTGACGACCACGGTAATTAACTGGGGTGTTGTCAATTGTTGAAGCTGGTAATTGTGCGCCTTTACATAGGAATTGTCCCTTTTGTCCAATAATTGGACCTGCGCCCACAGACGCAGGGAACTGTAGCTGAACGTAGAACTGGTTGGCTCTTGCGCCACCAAGTGCTAGGTTGGCTTTAAATGCTGAGATGTCTGCCATTTTTTATTTCTCCTGTTTTTCTTTATTTAGGATTATGCTCCAACTTCTTCAAAACTTACATTTGTTCTAACGGCAACAAAGTTAAGAGTGATAAAGTTGATTGAACGAGCTGGCTTGATGAAGATATCTGCAACAAATTGATTTGAATCCACAACTTGACCAGGATTGTTTGTTTCATCACAAACGACTCTGTAATCATAGATACCACGACGACCCTGAACATCACGCAAGAATGGTTCTACCAAATTGCGGAACTGAGCACGAGTAAACGAGTCGTTAAATTCAAACAGTTGATATTTCGATGCTGTTGAAATTGCTTTCTCAAGAACGATAAACAAGCGACGCACGTTAATACGATCAAATGCGCTTGGTTTTGTCAACATTGTTTTGTCGCCAAATAGAACTGTACCTTGTCCTGGGAATGTAACAACTGGGTTGATACCATTCTTGTATAGACTGTCACGTTCTGTTTGGGTTGGGTTATATGCCAACTTAACAACGTTCTTGATAACACCACGATTGTAACCACCTGGAGAATACCATGGGTCAGCAGCAAAGTCAGTACGAGCACATAAACCAGCGATATCGCCATTCAATGGAACATAGATATACTTGTCGTTATACTTATCATACATATACTTGTAGCCACTATCCATAGAAGCATATGAAGTAGATGTATTGACAGAATTAGTTGCAGCAGTTCTGTAATTTACTAATGATTGGAAGTCTGCAGTTTTAGTAACTGGAGTCAATGAAGAACCATCGTCTTTAGCAGCAGAAACAAACACGATACAATCTTTACGAACTTCAGCAACACTGCCGATAACGTACTTAGCAACAGTTGATTCAACTTCACCAACACAGATTAGACCAACGTCCATTGCTTCTGTATTTGCGAAAAGAGCATATGCTGATAATAGACCAGATTTAACCGCTGCATCATGGGCTTTAGAAGATACTGTGTAACCATCAGTACCCTTACCATTAGTCATAATAGCAATAGAACCATTTGATTCTGTTACGGCATAACCCATAAGAGCTGTATATGGACGCTTGAATGTTGTAAATACAGTGTTAGCACCCATACCACTTGTAGAGATATTAACTGCGAAAGCAGCTGCGCTTGCTGTATTCAGATATGTGTTAGTAACAATATCATCGATATCGCGAAGATTCCAGATATAGGCAGAGTCGCGATTCATAACAGTTTTGTAGTAGTTGTTTGAACCATCTGACAACACAGCATCAGCTGCTTTAGATACGTTACCAAACTTCTCTAGAACTGCGCCTTGTACGCCAGTAAACTGTCCTAGACGATCAACAACAACAACGTGCATTTCATCTTTAGCAGAAGCATAACCATTGTTTGCTGCGTAAGAAGATGTTCCTGGAGCAGAAACAAACTCATCGATATATTCCCATTCGAAAACAATAGAAATAATACCAGATGCGATTCCTGGATTTGCTGCTAATGTAGCAGCAGTTGCGCTAGTAATACCAGCAAGAGTTGTAGCACCAAGTAATGTACCAGTACCAGCAGCACCACTGTAGAATTTTACTTTTGAACCAACAGTAGCTTGAGTAGCGATAGCACCACCAGAGATTGCTAGTGCTGTGCTTGTTTGAGCACCAGCAATAGTACCTGTAGCAACAACGCTGAATGAATCAGCATCGCAAACAGAAACTTTTAGTGTATTACCCAATGATCCTGGATATTTTGCTACCCAAGTTGAATTTGGTGATGCAGCTGATGAGTAGTTTGAAACATAATCGTCTGCATTCTTAATGACGATTGCTGTTACATCTTCAGACTGAGCATTTTTAGCATCAGAAATAGCTGAGGTAGTTGGCACAGCACGAACAACAATCATATTGTTTGAATATGAAAGGAAGTTAGATGCAGTGAAAAATGAGCGAGCAATAAAATCATTTACGCCCACTGGTTTAGCGAATATGTTCGATAACTCTGATTCGCTGGCTAGAGTTATTGGCTGTTCTACTGGTCCCCAGCGGAAAAATCCTGCTGTGGCTCCAATTGAAGCAGCTACTTGAGGAATTACCAGTGAGAGATCTTTCTCTACAACTGCAACTCCTGGAGAAACTTGAAATGGCATGGCTATGTCTCCTTGATACGATTATTTGTCGTTGTTAATAACAACCCTTTGTTTCATCTCATTTTATTTAGTAATTTGATGATTTCAGAAGTTTGGGTGGTCGTTTTCTATTTGTATTCCGTCATCGATAAATCCAAAGGGGGTTAATTCTTCTTCGATGGCTAACATTTGTTTCTCAAACATGGCTCTTCTTAAGTCTACGTTTTTGTTACTCAAATCCTTAAAATAAGAATTAGTTGTTAACCAACCAAAAAGCACCAGTGGCATAACCAAATCATCATGGTATCCCTCATCGGCTGCATAAGTACCTCTTGTCTCGATGAAAGTAGAAATTTCCGATATTGTATCAATATCATTTATAAGAAGTTTCTTTTCTTCAATCATGGCTTTGAAGTTATGGCAACCAACTCGTTTTACCCTTCTATCTGTATTAACACCAAACTGAACTTTACCTCCACCGAATCCACCAGAAACCACCTGTCCTTGGGTAGTTCTATTTACAAAGATGATATTTTCATACATGAGTTCATCATGTAGAATATAGGCTACTTGTTCACTAATGTTAATTTCAATCAAAACATACGCATCATTATAATCTTTTGCTACTTTATGTATCACATTTGGGTATAAAACAGGACTAATTTTGTTACTTCTGTATTTACCTACCATTCTATATGGAACGTCAGTCATGTCTATAATAGAGAACGCAGAATAATCGCCACCAACACCTTTAGCGATATCGGCGATGATACAATATTGATGATCTTTTTGCGGATAGGCTGTTAAGTCTAATCCATCCTTAGAGTGTATATATTTATCAGGTGACAATTGACCAATAGTATTAGCATCAACCAGTGTCAGTGAAGAACCAAGGAATTTACATAATACCTCTTGATTAAATTTAAGTTCACCAAGCTGACGTCTTTGCTCTTCTGCCCATGCTGCATCACGTCCTGGAATTCTGGTATATGGAATGAACATTGAAACAAAGTCATTTCTTCCATTCTCAGCATCATTCCAGAATTTCCAGAAATGATTATAACCAAGTGGTGTTGATGTTATTAAAATCTTTGTTGTTTTACCAGCAGAAATTGTAGGATAAACAGAAGTAAAGAATGCTTCAGCAACGTTGTTTGGAATAATCGCTGCTTCGTCAATATACAATAAGTTTACGGACTTAGAACGAATACCAGACATTGTCGTAGCAGCAGTAAATACCTTTGAACCATTCTCTAATTCAATATCGCCTTTGTTCCAAGTAGTAACACCTTGTTGCATCCATAATGGTAAATTCTCATACATCAATTGATAACGTGAAAGAATCTCACGTGCAGTTGATGCCTTGTTGGCAAGAATAGCTACGTTTTTATTGGCTTGGAATATTGTGTACCAGAGAATGTAGGCAGCAGCAACAGTAGTTTTACCTTGCTGACGACCTTCCATAAGGATGACTTTACGATTATCATGGATGACGTTAATCTTTTCTTTCTGACAATCGTATAATTTAAATTGCTGTAATCCATGATCCAAAGTAACAATGTAGCAATAGTTATCTACAAAGTAAACTGGATCTTGTGAGCATTTGATGTATTCTTTAATATCCTCTTGCGAGAATGGAATATTTACACCAGCTGCTTTTAGATTTGGATTAGCATTATATAATTGTGCCATTAGAAATCAAAGTTCCATTCTTCCGCTACTGGTATCGGATTGGTGCTTAATGGGGTATTAGATGGATCAACAGAAGCAACAAATTCTCTTCTTCGTTGGGCAATTTCATTACCAGCAGTATCTGTTACATTTTCTTTAATATTGGCTTTAACAGTTCTAATAACATTAGATTCAGATACTGGTCCGAACATCTGAGTTTTCATAGTAAATGTTAGTGTGTAAATTACAGTTCGTTTCATTTCAAACTGCCCATCGTAATCATCTTGTAGCGTAACACTGTTAAGAACAGTTGGAACATCGAACTTATATCCCATTTTTGGGTCAAGATTTACAGTCAAATTATAATGTGGTGTAAAGAATGGAAGAATTTGTTCAATAATTTGAAGAGCATCTTCTTGCGTCTTAGATATAACATACATTGTCACACCAAGATTATATGGAACAGGAACATATTGTGTTCTACGTTTTGTGTCATCAACTGAATCTTCAATGACTAACTTATTAAGAGAGTTTAATTTTCTTGTGCTATCGTAAGAGAAATCTGTAATTTCAAAGGTAATCCTTGGTAAAACAATTTCTACTGGACGATTTAAATCTGGATCATTTTGTGAACGAACCAACCATTTTTCTTTTGGTCCATA